AACCCCGGAAGTCTTGCTTAATAAATCATGCAAATAAAACCTTATTATTACAGGCCCTGGGTCTCCGCCGTATTTTGCTCTTTTTACAGTAAACATAGAACCATAAACTGTTTTTAGGCTTACACGGCTAAATGCGCCTTGTTCAAAAAACCATAATCCTGATCTATTTTGCCCGTTTTCAAGCTCGCCAAATGCATCGTTATGCCTTTTTATATTGCCTTTAGCAATGAAATCTCCGCTTTCAAACCCTTGACCGCTATAGCAGCCTGTATCACTTACATAAGAAATCAACGTATATGTAGATATGCTTGGGACAGCTGGCTCTGAAGAAAGCGGAATATTATAATCGTATAAAATTTTTCCTCCGCCCACTTCGTATTTAAGTGCTGTTGACATTGGAAAGGTCTCTGCGCCCATTATAATGCCGCCGGAGCAGTAAAAAGCTATGTTGTTGTTACTGCCCGAAAGCGAATAAAGGTATATAAAACTTGTTTCATTTGTTAACATAGCTATACTGCTATTATGTATCGAGCTTGAAATTATTTGCACTCTTGCTCCGTATTCGCTTTGCACTCCATAAGATTTTTTATTAACTTTATTAAGTTCGCAGTTCTCTATCTTGACTGATAACCCTGCTCCTTGGGCGTGTACGCATGGAGCAATATCCGTTGTCCTTATGCACATATTTTCTATAAATACATTGCCGCTGCAAAACATTTTGATGCGCCCGTCAAGTATTACGCTGTTTGCATGTATATTAAGGTTTAAAAAGCTGTAGCCAAAAATCAAAATTTCTTCAAAATACTCTCCTGGGTTTATGTAGATATCTATGTCTTTATAGTTTATAAGCGGGATAAAAGATATAGCTTTCTGTATAGTGCGCACAGGGTTATTTTCAGTTCCGTCATTATCATCACTTCCGCTTAATGAAACATATATTGTAAGACCATCTCCATACATATTTCTCCCTAGAGAACTTATTTGATTTGCAAAAATGCTTTTGATTTTAAGGCTTTCATCATTTAACACAAAGCTTGTTTCGCTGCTTTGATCTGTTGCAGTTATATCTATTGCGTTTATATTTGCATATATCCCTTTATCGCTAAGAGAAAATATATTAGTTTTTAGCTCGCTGTTGTTTTTGCAAAAGCTTGTAAGTGAATTTCCTTCTTTTATCTGTATATCCGTTACATAAAAAAGAGCATAAGGCTCAGCCATTTCAGCTGTAAAGATCGCCTCAAGCTCACTTTCATCAGTATAGGTATCAAACGATACATAATAATCCTGAAAGTTTGCACCGAGAGTAAACGTTATTTGCTTATGCTCATAGTATTCCTCTGTCCCGTCTTTTTTCCCGCGTATATATGCTGTTACTTTTAAAGCCGGGTAGCTTAAAAGCCCTTTAAAAGAGAATGTATATCTTACGGCTGGACTGCATGAAATATTTATTTGCTTAAAATTTATAACACCGCTTCCGTTTAACTCAAATACTTCTCTGTTAAGTTCGTACGTATCCGTTACAACATTTAAAGCACCGTTGTCAATGTGCCAATACTTTGTACCGTTTTTGGCATCTCCGTTTAATATAAGATTGTTTTCGCCTACAGCTCCAACTGCAAATCTTATATCGTCGTTTTGCTGAGTAAGATAAGAACCTATGTTGTTTCCGTCGGTAAGGGTATCGACTACGTTTTTTAGCTCGCCGCTTTTTTCATTATAGCTAATACCACCCATGACTTTTTTCCAGAGCATCTCCAGCTGATCGTTTAGTATCTTAAGTCCCAGACTTGAAATTTCCGTTATTCTTTGAAATCCTGCCATCTTTACCTCCTAATCTTCTTCCGTTTCAATCAGAAGCGAAGGGGAATGAAGCTCAAAGTAACAGCCGTCCGTATTCTCAAATATAAGCTGCAGGTACCTTCCTTTGGCATTGAAATTAAGTTTTAACGTTTTTTCAGTTTCAGGCAGCATAAACGTTTTTACTTTCGTTTTCCCATCGCATAAAGCTGTTATTTTAAGACTCCCACTTGCGCCGTTTACGCTTTTACCATATCCGCGTATATAAATCGCTCGCAAAGCCTTTACAATATTTTTAGCTCCCAAGTCGATCTTGGGCGTTTGCCAATAAGCCGATAAAAGTGCTCCGTCTTTTGTATCACCATTGCCATAAACATAAATAAATCTGCTGCTGTTGCAAAACAAAAGCTTATCATCATACTCCAAAAATGCAGTTACGTTTATATCTCTTAGCATATATGTCTGGCGCTTTAAATCGATTTCAATAACATGAGAATTGTTTGTTGCATCATCCAGCGGCAAAGAAACGTACAGCTTGTTTTTATATATAATAGATACGGCAAGTGCAGCATATTGCTTATTCATTCTTGCAAATACATCTAAAAGCTTATTGTCCGTTATCATCTTTACTCTTGTCCCGTCATAGCTGCAAAGTCCGTCTGCACTCAAAAAATATACCATATCGCCGGTAGTCACTATCGATCTTTTTGCAACAGGTCCCACAACACCATAAACCTGCGAGACTTCATATTCACCCGGATATGTGCCATATATCCTATAAACCTCATTATCTTTAAAAACTATAACATCGTTATAAAGCGTTTTAACTGCTTTTATAGATGCCCCGTCCCAAGTCGGTATGTCTATAGTTCCAGCTTGCACTCCGCTCCAAGCTTCCGGGTTGAAATCTGCGCTGTAAAATACCCTGTCCGGGTACTGTTTATCTCCGCTTGCCCATACTCTTTCATAATGCAGACAGAGCGAAGAGAATTTATTGTTACAACCTGAAAGTGTAGTCGTTTCACCTGCGCCTGTCCATTTTTGCGGCAGTTCCACTCCGTCAGCCATTATTATGATGTCTTCATCGTCCTTTTGATAATTGACGAAATCGTAAATACCGCTGTCAAGAGCTGCGTGTATCTGGGTCCATTCGTGAAGTTCTGTGTCATAATAAAACAAGCCCAGGTCAGTCCCTATTATAAGGTGTTTTTTGACTTCTCCCGAACTTGATCGTTTATAATATTTAATTAGTGAATTTGGTATTGCAGGCGGTCTTTCTGGTATATATTTGCTATAGCCTAAAGACGTTTTAAGCATTCCGTTTTCGGTATCAATATTCATTGCATAAGGCGAAGATGAAACATTTATATCGCTTTCATTTGTCGATTGGTCAATCCCTAAAAAAGGGCCAAGTTTAAGTAATACTTCTGCCAAAACTTCGCCTCCTATTCGTATTTGTTTTCGATTTTTTCGCTTTTTTCCATTCTTTCAATCTTGTTTGCCCGATTTAAATATATGTCGTAGAAGAAAAGCGCTCTAGATTGTCTTGCTGATGTACCCATACCAAGCAGCCTGTACACAGCGTAATCCGCTAGGCAGCTATGATACTGGCTAGCAAATATAGGCGTATCTGAATCGTTTATTAGCCTGTTTGGAATAAATGAATATTTAACGCTTATAGTTTCATCCGTCTTTGAAAACACTGTGCATATTCCATCTTCAACCCTAAACGGCAGTTCTTTGTCGTTTTCTTTTATTTCAACTATCTCATTTAGGCTCATGCTCAGTGCTGACGTATTAAACGCGCCGCCGCTAAGCATAATATCTTCTTTTTTTACAGGCACATATTTATATCTGCATATGTCTATATATGCATCATTTATAACGCTTTTTAAAAGCGGCATATAGTCTGAAATAGTCTCTTCATCTACGTCTTCTGATAAAAGCCTTATGGATAATTCCATTATTTCTCTAAGTGTCATTTTTCTTCACCTCTTTTTTATTGAGTATTGTTCTTTGAGGGCACCGCCCTCAAACACCCGCTAAAGGGTCTGGACCCTTTAGAATCCCTTCTTGAGTTTTTGATATTCTGATTGCTACTAATTTATTTACTTCTTTAAAATCCGTTTTTTAGAGGATTCTACCTTTGGGGACGCTGTCCCCATACCCCTACTTTATTGGAGGCCCTGCCTTGGGACCTCCGCAAAAGGGTCTATACCCTTTTGAATCCCTTATTGTGGATTTTTAATTAACCCTATTATATCTAGCTTCTATGCCAATAAACTCTGATATATTCGTTTTCTTTCAGATTTTTATGAATATACACCTTTAACACTACCAACTCTAAAAACTTGTTTTTTTTCAAGCAATTTCCGGGATTTATTTTTTGCTCCTAATCTTTTAAAGCTTTCTCAATTAATAATCCTCAAGTCTCTTTTGCTTCTTTTTCAGTAGGAAAAGAAGTAGGGGCTTGGGGACAACGTCCCCAAAGAAAAAACTCTCATCAGATAACTCCAGCGTTATGCAGCAGCTGTGCGATTGAATTAGGAACGCTTACTGATTCACCGCGCTTTATGATATAGTTATACCCATTAATACAGCACTCAACGTACATGTCGTCCTGTGCTCCGGGTACAGAAGGTATCCTAATCAAAACTTTCTCTTCATCACTAAGATATTTTCCTGTGAGTTCAGAAATATCATCAATCTGTTTTTGTGATATTCCGTTTGCTAAATCTTTAGTTGTATTTACTTTACCCATTAAAATCACCTTTCAAATATAAAGACGCTTTATAAGAAGGGGTAGACCCCTTCCTTCTAGCGCCCAAAAAACATTAGTTACTGAATACGTGCTCTATCCTGACTATCCAAAGCGACTGCAATATCTTTGCAGAAAACCCTGAAACTTTCCAGCCGATAGTAGATATCTGATCGAGCGGGTCAGCAGTACCTGCAGAGCCTTTTGGTTTTATGATAGATTTGAGATTGTTGCCTTCAACGTCAATAACGCCATAAGCATTTTTCCCAAATATAAGCGTAGCTGCAACATCTCTGCCATTTGCACCTGCTCCTGTGAATATTTTTGTCTGTGTCGTTTCAACAAATATGACACCAAACAGCTTGCCCATTTCTCCGTCAAAAATCTGCTCGGCAGCGCTGTATTTTGAAACGTCCTGCCAGATAGGATCCGACTGAAGATCGTAAGTGGTTTCAGGCCCTACGATAGCCACATAATAACCTTTGCCGCCTCTTACAAACTGCGGTGCTCTGTTCTTTTTAAGAGTTCTTACAGCTTTTCTAATTTCATCAACTGTGAGCTTGTCCTGCGTTTCGGTTGTGTAGGTAAGCGTATCTCTTGAAGTCTTTCCGCCTGCATATTGTACATTTGTGCCTGTAACTATTACATCTCTTACAATAGTATCGATAGTTAGTCCGCCTTGATCGCCCATTAATTCGACTGAATCGTTTATAACAGGGTCAAGAGCCGTAAGATCAAGCATATCCGAGACAGCTACATATCCACCGTATTGCTCTATCTGCCCTGAAACGGTAGACATCTCAAGCGTCTGCCCGTCAGGAACAACACCTTCTGTAAGCGGGGTGCTTACAGCTGCAAATGGAGTCCATTTTCTAAATTGTATCGTTTTACCGCTGTTTTTAGGCAAGACTGCTTGCTGACCAAACTTATGGTGTACAAGGTTCGGTTTTGCGTTCATTAATAGTTTTCTGTCATAATAAGTCTGCATAGTCGGTGATATACCGGTAGCAGTAGTTAGATTTGTGTTTTGTGCCAAAAAAATCATCTCCTAAATATATTTGCCTATAGCACAACACGTTCGCCGCGTTTAACGCGCCTGTCAATGTCTTCAATTTCGCTTTGACTGAGCCGGGATACATCATAGACAGTATTTTGTGAGTTTGCGCGAGAGATAGATAATGGTCGTGAGTTTCTAAGTCTTATGCGCTCTATAACTTCTCTTTCCATTTCTCTGAAATTAATTTCTCTGCTTTTTTCAGGATAGAAATAATCATAGACTTTCCTAAGTGGTTCTCCGCTTTCAAGCATATGTAAAAACAAAGGGTTTTTTAAATCCTCTGTAAGGTCGATCCCTTCGTATTGCTGCTCTAAATTTTCTATTTCGTTTAACACATTGTTTACGAATTCATCTGTCTGTTCACTATCAGTTTCTGAACTATTTACATCTTCGATTTCCGAGTCCAGTTTTGAAAGCAGCGGCAAAAGATCATCACCAATATTTTTGAGTTCATCACTCACGATATTTTCGTCTTTAATTTCTCGTTCGCTTTTTTCAATATTCTCTAAATTATCTGTACTATTCTTTTTAAGCGATTCTTCCCATTTTCTTTTTTCTCGCTCAAGCCTTTTTTTAAAAGCTCTGTCTACTTCTTCCTGGCTTTTGTAAAACTTATCGCCCTTATCGGCGTCGATTGCAGCGTCGTCCTGCACTATATTTGTTTCGACCGATTCATCCATTTTTGTTCCTCCTCAAATCGTGCCATAGGCTATAAAAAGCGTTTTTGCGCTTTTTAACAATAAAAAATAGCGCCTGTTTTGCGCCTTATGTAATATTTTTTAATTCTGTTGCGGTTGTTGCAGTTCTTTTCTTTCTTTTACTGATTTTATTAGTGCATCTTTGCCCGTAAACGTCATCATAGAAAGCGCTTCTGTATCCACAATAATCCCAGATTTTAAAAGCTCAAGAGCCAGTTCATTTTGATATAGAGTTTTATAAGGGGTCTGTTTTTGCACAGCGATATTTATATCAAAATCTATAAACCTGTTTAAATCTTTGGAGCCTTTCATAAGATCAGTGTTTTTAATACAAATAGTCTTTGATCCTTTTTCGCCCGTTATCCTAAATCGCCTTTGCTCTGTGTAATTCTCGCATATCAAATCGATTATCAGCCGAATTAGCTCTTCAAACCCATCATAAAATTTATCTATGAGCATCCTCGATCTTTTTGAGCCCGCTTCCTGCAATGCCAAAATAGCAGAAGCAGCCGTTACGCCTTTGCCGCTTTCTCCTCTTGTGAATTCCGTTTGCCCGCTTTCTTCTTTTATAGCTTCAAGTTTGCTGTTGTAGTGAGTCAACACATAAGGATTAAGTGATGCAGGCTGGAACCATCTTATAGCTGAATCGTCTATCCTATTC